GGCAGAGCAGTAGACAGCCTGAATGAGGTTGTTGGTGCGCGAGGAGGCTTGGTACAAAATGTACAAAATTATACAAACAACTTAAACAGAGCCGCCCGTTCTTTAGATCTAGTAGGCGCGGGAACAGAAGCCGAAACGCGAGCAATTCGCCAGTATGTACGGGCTCTTGGAGAAGCAAACGAAGCTAGAGCACGGCAAAACTCGCTGGTGGCACAAGAAATAGCTAACCAGCGACGTATAACCCCTGGCACTGCTCCATACGGGCAGCAAATGCCTGCGCTGCCCCCCGCGATGATTAGGGCACAGCAAGTACAACAAAGTTGGAATCAGTTTTTTGTAGATGCAGCCGAAGCAGGCCAAGAGCTGCGAACTATCGCAGCAGCAAAGAAGCTAAACGTGAGAACCAGCTGGGTCCGATTCTTTGAAGATGCGCGTGCTCCTGTTAAGGGGGGCAGTACAAGCACATCTGAGGCACGCGGCGGTCCACCTCCAGGCAGCCTCGGCTTCAATCCGAAGGCATCAGCGGAAAACATCGCCCTTGGCGCCGGCTTCCCGCTGCTGTTTGGCGGCGGTGTAGGCCAAGTAGCCGGTGGTCTTGCTGGCTCCTTCTTCGGCGGCGGCTTCGGCGGTCAGATCCTTGGTTCTGCCATCGGCCAAATCCTCGAAGACGCCCAGCGCCGCATAACCGAAATCGGCAACGCGCTGGACATGCTCGACATGGACAAGCTGCGCGAAAGCGTCGTATTCGTCAATGCCGAGCTGGATACAACTGTCCGCCGCCTCATCGAAGCCGGCGACGCCCAAAAAGCTCAAGCTGTAGCCGCCCGAGAAGTAGCCAATCAAACCGGCCTAATGCCGCAAGCTGTGGACAATATCACAACTAATGTAAATTTGCTCGGCAATACGTGGAACCAGTTTTCTGGTGCTATAGCGGGTGCATTATCGCTACTGGGAGCTAATTTTGTTACTGCCCTTACATTCGTGCTTGCGGATACTGTACGCATACTTAAACTGGTAAATATCATCGGCGGAGGTCTTCGCCAATGGGGAGTGGAGATTGTCAATGGAGCACTAAAAAAATACCCGCTTCTTCGCACATATATTAACGCCAATCTCAACGGTGTAAAAGGGATCACCGAAGAGGAAGAAAAGCGCAACGCCGCGCTTCAAGCTGTCATCGACAAGCAAGACCGCGAAATCCGTAACAACACCACCAATCTTGCCCTTGAAAAACAGCGCACACTGGGTCGCACCACAGCCGAAAAACTCATCAACCTTGAACTCGATAAACAACTCGAAACAAACAAAATACAGCAGACTTACGATGAAAAAACCCGCGCTTTCTTGAATGAGCACAAAGGCGCCAGCGCAGAACTTTTAGCTAAAGAACAAGCGCGACTTAACACCCTTAAGAACCAAGAACTCGCACAAGTAAACATTAAATTGCGCCTGCAAGAACTGGGCCTAGAAATCGAGGCCAATAACGAACGCTATGACCGCGCCGCTCAAGCTATTCAGAACCAGCTGACCGCTTTGGAGAGAAGCAACAACGTTCGCCAGTCCCAGCTGTCGGCCGAATCCGCACTCAACGACCTGTACGGCGCCCAACTGGAGCGCCAGTATCAACTCGCCACTACCTCTACCCAGCGGTACAACATCGCCATTGCTCAGTTCCAGCAACAAGTACGTGCTGCACAAATCGAGTACGTTCAATCAAAACTAAACAACCAGCTTCTCATACAAAGAGCTGTAATTGAAGCAAGACTCGCAGAACTACAGTATCGCAAATACGCAGCACAAAAACAGCTTGCTATTCTTGATGCCCAACAAAACGGGGCTACAGCTGCGCGAGTTAGCGAAATTTCAGCTGGATACGACGCGCTTCTAGGCACACAAAGAGACGTCGTACAAGTTGCTTACGACCAAGTAACCGCAGCCAAACAGATTGCGGCCAACCAAGACATTATTGCTCGCGCTGTATATCAAACAAAAATCGTCCAGCTAGAAGGTGCTCTTGCTCAAAAACTCACCAGTGCCGAAATCGGTATGTCCAAAGATCAAGCCGACAGGCTCGCTGGCGCCCTCGGCGTAGTTGCTTTCCAAGCTGTAGACACTAAAGACGAATCCAGCCGCCTCGTCGGTGTCATCCAAGTAGGCACCAGGGAGACACGGTTTTTTGCTTCTGCGATGTCCGATGTGGCCACCTACGCCAAAGTCGCCGCTGACGACATCGGCCGCGCCTTCCGCAACCAACAGCTCCTCAACTCAGCACGCAACGTTAGAACGACTACTACTACAAAGAAGGCTGCTGATGGCGCATTCTGGGCAGGCGGCTTCAAGGCATTCGCCAAAGGTGGCGTCGTAAACCGCCCCACGCTCGGCCTTATCGGTGAAGGCGGCGAATCGGAATACATCGTGCCCGAATCCAAGGCCGCCGGTTTCGCCACCAGCTACCTCTTCGGCAAGCGCGGCGAAGACGCCATCCCCTCCGAGGGTTCCGGCGCTGGAGCACCCCCTCTTACAATCAACGTAACCACCGGCCCGGTGATGGAGTTCGACGGCCAGCGCTACGTCACCGTGACCGACATGGAACGCGCCATGCGACTGACCGCTGAAGGTGTGATCGGTCGGCTGCGTACACCGTCTGCACGCATCGCACTGGGCATGGCCTGATGAGAGCGCAAAGCCAATACCTCCGCATCTACGACGCCGCTGGCGTCACCTACCAGAGGTGGCAGAGCTACTACGCCAACACCAGCGTCACATGGTCGAGCGCCAGCTGGAACTACGTGCCGTTCATCGCTGATGGCATCACCGCCGGCAGCAGCGGCACTGAAGAGTCAGTCTCCGTTACCGCTGCAGCAACCGGCCTGGTGCTGGATGCGTTCTTGGCTGCCATCAGCGATGGCCGCCTGGTGGATCTCAGCATCTACCAGTTCGATTCCACCATCAACAATGACACACCGCAAGCTGGGCAAGAGCTGGTGGCTGCATACACCGGCCAAGTGGTTGGCGGCAATGGCGGATTGACTAGCCTGACCATACAACTCGGCTCGGCATTGTCTCCCGTTGGAGCGCAAGTGCCGCCGCGCCGGTTGACATTGGCGATCATGGGGCAGGGCATCAGGCAGTGAGCTTCCTTTCCTCCAGCGATCCACTGGCACTGCTGGCCATCCAGGCCGGTCAGATCAATGCACCAGCTGATGCAACCGCCGCGCAGGGCACCACAGAGCTGGATCGACCGCAGCGGTTCGCGCAGATTGGTGAGCCGGTGCCGATCGTGTTCGCCCGGTTCCGCAACAGCAAAGGCGGCATCCTCATCAGCCCCGGCGCCACCGAAGCACGCTTCGAGAATGACGCCAGCAACAACGTCACCGCCTACTACATGCTGGTGCTGAGCGAGGGCCAGCTCGACAGCATCCCGGTCAAAGACGTGTTTCAGCGTGCCTGCCGCGTTGGCGCACACACGCAGACCTACGACCGCAGGGCTGGCACCTGGGCACCCGGCAACTTCCTGGTGCAGCGTGCCGGTAAGGATTTGCCCGAGGCGCCATTCTTCTGCGGCACCGTTGGCAGCTACCCGGGCATCAGCACGCTCAGCTTCAACGTCACCATCCCGGACGGCTTCGATCAGTACAACCGCCAGGTGCATCTGTTCATCCGTGGTGGCATGGCCGTCACTCGGATCTACGACAGCGTGACCGGCCCCAGCGACAACTTCGCGGATCTGGTGAAGTGGCTGCTGGTCAATACCAGCAGGGTACCAGCGGCGATGATCGACAACACCGCACTGCTGGCAGCATCCACATTCCTTGAGGTGAACGGCCTCACCTGCAACATCGAGATCCGCGAAAGTACCAACTACTCCGACCTTGCCGCCAGGCTGGCGCCCTACTTCCTGCTGGCTGAGAGCAGCGCAGGCGGCAAGCGCGGCCTGCGGCCACTGCTGCCGGTGACTGGCGCTGGCGCCATCAAGACTACGGCGATCACGGCGGAGTACACCTTCACTGAAGACACGGTGCTGCCCGGCACGCTTGAGATCAACTACCTGTCACTGGCGGACAGGCAACCGTTCGTGGCGCAAGTGATCTGGCGCCAGCAGCTGGAGAGCGACATCGGCATCATCCGCACCGCCGAGGTGCGTTACAGCGGCACCGCAGAAACCGGGCCGTATGAGTCGCATGATCTCTCGACGTTCTGCACCAGCGAGGATCACGCCGTCAAGGTTGGTGCCTACATCTTGGCCAAGCGGCTCTACACCACGCACACCATCCGGTTTGCAGCACGGCCGCAGGAGCACAACATCATCATCAGCACAGGCGACATCATCCGCGTGCAGCTGGCGCGTGACAACACCACCTACGCCAACTCAGTGCATGACTACCTCTACCAGGTGGAGCGGATC